GTTCATTGCTTTCAAGCTTCCTTCTAGTAAGCTTCGAAGCTGGAACTCTGTATGCAAGTTCTGTTTTAGGACGATCCATACCGTCCTGGATCGGTTTGAAGAAAAACGGATAGTTAACGGATATTGGTACGACTTTATCTGTAAACATTTTTTTAGCATCTGCTCCAGATTTAGAGAGTATACCAAATCGGGAGTCGCTAGATATTGTTGCTTGATTAACAAGTTCCGCTGAGGACATAAATGAAAATCCAGATCTTCTGTTTTTAAGGTAGCACATCCCGTAACATCTTGTATCTGCTTTACATGCTTCCCAAAATATAAAGAATAATCTATTTGCTTCTCTAAAATCTGGTGCTCCAACGTCGATTTTTGACCATTGTAGGTACATGTAATGAGTACCAGTAATATAAGTAGGAGTACCGTTATTATAGAAAAAGTAACCTTGTTCTCTTCTTTTAAATTCTTCATCAATGTAATCATACCACTTTTCTTTAAATTCAGCTGGATATTCCTCCCAGTCAAACCTACTTTTTATTCTTTTTAATTCTTTTGGATATTCTTCTCTTTGCCAGTATTGTTCCTTTTTTTCTTTACTTCGTTTAAACGGTTCATCTGTTGCTGGTAAAGCAATCCTGAGATTTTGTATTTCAATGATTTGTCCAATTTTTCCAGTTTTACTTATTACTATAAAATCATAATCAGAATTATAACCATAATCCCATTTTTTAAATCTATTGTTTTTAGCTAATACCTTAGGATTTACAACGTCCTTAATTTCTTTCCAAAGAGTTTGCTCGTAACTCACTTGCTTCTCCCTTCTGCAAAACCTTTAAAAGTTTTTTCTACTTTAACTTCTTTAGGTTTTTCATTTAGCATATCTTCTTCTACTTGTATGCGGTTAAGTATTTCAAAAGCATCGAATATAGCTAGTTTTTTAGTTGCGGCAGCGTTCTTTAATCTGTCAGCGCTTACATCATCGTCTGAGTCAACAATCTTTTCTTTTGCTACCTTAATAAGTTCTTCAACTGCCTTTTGCCCAGCTTGGATTATATTCTTTTTGGTTTTCTTTATATCCATATTTAATTAATATGTCTTTTGATTTCATACAATATAATAATTCTTCATCCACCACAAACTCCCACTCTCTAGCATTAGGAAAACCTACTAAGTCTTCTTCAACTATGTTTAATTCTTTTAATAACTTGTTTCCATATTTTAAAACACCTTTATTGGGTATTGTTTTATCTCCAAGTTTTTCAGAAGCTAAAGGTTTAACAAAGCATCTGTCTAAGAAAGACTTTTTTATATTATTTCTTTCGTAAAGATATATTTGATCAACCGAGCAAAAATATAAGTTATTTTTAAAATAAGCTCTACTATTTTTTTCTCTGCCTTTCATGTCGTAAAACCTTCTAAAAACATTGTGATGAACATAAACTATGTCACCTATTTTTATATCTAAGTTGTAAGCTTTTGGAACACTTACAACTTTAGCTTTTTTATTTACAGATTTAAAAGTTTCTATTTTAGTATTTAAAATTAACTCTTTGTTATCTATTTTTTTTACATTGTCATATCTTTCACCCACAGGTTCTAGTATATAATCGTAAATACTATTCATTAGTATTTTAAATCATATTCTACAGATATAGCCATATTACCATTAAACTTTTTCCAAGGTAATACTTCATCATTTTTACTTATAAAAATATTATATGACTGATCTTCTTGTTCAAAAATTATTGTTTTAATAATATGTCCTCCGTAAACTTCTTGGCCCACTGAATAATGCATAGCATCATTTTTATAATCAGAGCCTATACTAATCTTTCTTATCGCCTTCGACATTTTCTTCTATCTTAGTATAAGTACCGTCTTCAAGACTAATATTAACAGATCCATATTTAGATTCTAATTTTGCTTTAAATTCTTCTATTTCTTTATTATGTTCAGCTATCTCATGAAGTAATCCATGTTTTTGAGCTTCTAATAATCCAATGTTTTGGATAGTTTGATTAAGACTGTTTTGTAATTCTTGAACTTTAGATAGCTCGTCTTTTGTTATTTTTTTTGCTTTTGCCATTTGATTTGATTTTATTTGATTTTATTGTTTGTTGTTTGTTGTTTAACTAGGAAATATTGTTGAAAAGTTTCCAGGGTTAGTAATAATAGAATTAACATTCGTAAGTGATCCGGAGTTAACTAAATAATTAAAACTTCCAGAGTTTCCTGGACCTTCTTTAAATTCATACCATATAGTTGGATTATAACTTGATAAATCAGCTGGTTCACCACTATTGTATATAGCTAGCGCTTGTGAAGCAGATATAATAGTATTTGGCACTGGACCAAATTGAGCAAATTGAGTTATTTGACCTTGAAATCCACTAACTGTACTATTAGTTGCGTTGTTACCAATAACTGAGTATTCAGGATTTACTGTCCATTTATCTTCGTTATCCACGCTTAAGGCAACACCATTTAAATAAACTTTAATATTTGATATGTTTTGTTGTAGAAACGCACCATAAGAAATGTTAAGATTAAACCATTCTGAACTAAGTATATTAGTAGATATATAATCTTTATTTTCTTGGCCTCCGCTACTTTGAACAGATAATCTTATAAGAATTCTATTTTCTCCACTAACTGTTTTTCTCATAAGTAACACACGTGCAAAAGGTAACGCTGAATCATGTCCAACTAAAACAAGTCCAGCATTTAATAATCCACTTGCTAGTGTGTCTCCGGTGTATCTAAACCACAAGTTCATGCTACTACCATTTGTTATAATCTGAGGAGTGTATCTAACTTGGCTACTACTTGCAGTTATAAAATTTAAACTGTATTTATCAGTAGTGACACTTCCAGGTCTTGATACACCAGGTAGATTACTTATGTTTGGGATAGTTAATCCCATGCCCATGCTCATTTAAAATAAAGCTACTAAATCAGTTGCTGTTGTACCAAGCCCAGTCCCACCAACATTTGCCCCGTGTACTTTCAAAGCTAATATAGGTAAAAAAGAACCAGCTGTTACGCCTTTAAATATTACAATACTTTCATCTTCCATAGTAACTTTGACATTACCTGCTGCACCTACATATATGCAAGATCCTCTACTTATAGTAGACGTAGTATCATCAGCTGGTGCTGGATAAGTATTTTCAGTTCCAGTCAATGCTGGTGTTGGTATTTGATAAGCACTATGTGCAAATACTCTTGGTTGAGCCGCTTCATTGCCTGCTAATCCAGCTATATCTACTTTTATTGTTCCTGCTGCCATTTTTTATTTATTTATTTTTGTAATTTTTTCAGCACCACGACTTCCGAAGTATGCTACATATACTGTCACCAGTAAAGTTTTTAATAAGTTTACCCATGACTCATCTACGTCAAATTGTAAATGAAAAGAATCTATAGCCATCATGAAAACTGCAGACACTGTTAAAAATGCTAAAGCTAAAGGTCTAGTATTTTTAGAAAGCCAAGAATCACTTTTCATATCGCTGCCCCATCTACTAGATACTTCTTTCATTTCAGCTATATCTTGTTCTATAAGTTTCATAGCTTGCTCTTTATCAATTGCCTTAATCTTATTATCACTTGATATAAGATTTTTTACTACACCAAGAGTGCCTTGATTAGGTAACACATCTCCTAGAGCTTGTAGTACCTTAGGCGCTTTGTTTGATAAAAAAGCACCTATTTTAGTTTCTTTAAATGTTTTCTTTTGCATTATGTCATCATGTTGCCCATTTCATCTTCGTAATAAGCGTCTTCAGAGTCTATGTTTAATGGATTGTCTCTTCTTCTTCCTTTTCTACCTTTTAAACTTCCACCTATTCCTTTTAAAGTTCCAGAACTAAAATTAAGACCACCATTAAAACTAAAATTAGGAAAATTAATGCCATCTCTTTTTCCAGAAGGATCTTTATCTACAGTAGTTTCTTTTTTTCTCGAAGAAGGTATTTTAATTTTTCTTTTTGGATCTTTAGTAAATACATCATCTACTTTTTGACAAACACCATTCCAGCATTTGCTAACACCTTGTCCTAAATTAGTTTTAGTAGTACCTGATCCTCTATTCCTATTAGTGTTTTTAATAGTTGTATCTCTACCTAGTCTCTTGTTTATTTGTTTAGCTCTTTTCTTTTGACTTCTATTTGGCATCTCTTCTAATTTTAAGTTTTCTTTTCTTCTTATTCATTGATTGAGTAGAGTTTTCGTAAATATACTTATCTCTAGCAGTCTCAGTATACTTATTAGTTCCAACCATGTTATAATACTCTTTTTTAGAAAGTTCTTTACCATCTTTACTTATATAAAAAGGATCTTCAGGTTTATTTAGCGGTGGTGCTGATTTTAATCTTTTTTTATAAGCTTTTTTAGCTTTTATTTTGTCAATAATACCCATAATTATTTATTTTTTAGAACAACCCATGTTGTTAGCATAGTTAGCCATTTTTCTAACAGACCCAGAGTATTTACCTTCTTTAGCTTTCATTATTTTAGAAGCTGCGCTACAAGTAGATTCTCCAGGCATATTTCTTTTTACCCATCTTTTGAATTTACCTTGGTTTTCTTTTTTAATTTCTGGAAATGCCATAATGTTTATTTTTTATAAGGAAAGTTTTTATTAAACCAGTCTTTTCTGTGGTCGCAACCACATCCACCTGGAATCATGTCTGCCATTTTTCTTATACCTGTTACTTTTGTAAATTTTTCTATAGTGTCGCCTAAACCTCTTGATTTCATTTTTTTCTACCTTTTCTTCCTTTGCCTTTAACAGCATCGTCAATATCTCCAAGTTGATTACCAACTTCTTTTATAGCTTTAGCTACATCTTCTAATTCTTGCATTGTTAATTTGTATCTTTTCTTTACATCTTTAACAGTAGCAATTACTTTTTCATCTATTTCTGTTTTACTCCAAA